GTGTTGATTATTGACGAGTTACAAGACTGCTCGGCTTCGGTAATCAATGAGGCGGTCTGGGGGTTCAAGGGCGCACAAGAACTCTACATCGTAGGCGCTGGTAACCCGTCCTCCATTTTTGACCCCCACGGGAAGTTCTGCGAACCCATCAAGGGATGGATGAGCGTGGACGAGCAAACCCCGAACTGGAAGATACGGGTGGCTGGTATCGAGGGGGTGTGCATCAGGTTTGATTCAGAAAACGACAACCCGAACCAACAGTCCTTCGACGCTGGTAAGGGATTGCGCTATCCATTTCTACCAAAGCCTAATGATGTGGCTCTTGCCAAAAAGGAACTCGGAGAACTCAATCCGCAGTATTGGAGAAAGTTTAGAGGATTCTGGCCCCCAGCCGATGCCGATGACTCCACGATTGTTTCTGATATCCTTTTAGCTCGCCATGGGGCGCTGGACAAGCCGATCTGGGATGGAACCCCGAAAGATATTGCTGGTATTGACCCAAGCTACACCGAAGGCGGTGATAGGTTTGTGTTTACCCACCTCAAGTATGGTAGGCTAATTAGTGGCAAGTGGGCGATAGCTGTGGAAAAACAGTATGTTCTCAACCGAAGGGCGGGATCTCAAGAAGATTTCCAATACGAGATGATCCAACAAATCCACGATCTCTCTCTTAAGTTAGGAATTCCAAATCAATGGATGGGGGTAGATGCTTCGGCGGGCGGTATTTTCTGGTCAATTGGAGAAAGAGAACTCCTAAAGGGTTGGCATGCAGTTAGTTTTGCTGGAGCGGCGTCAGATTTACCTGTGAGCGCCCAATACGCCATGAGGAACGAAGTCACTGGAAAACCGCAAGTCGGTAAAGAATTGTTCCACAACATGGCCAGCGAACTCTGTTTCGCCGCCCGCTACTTTCTAGAATGTGAACAACTCAAGGGAATCACTCCAGATTTGGCGTGGGAAATGACCCAAAGAAAATATGTGCGCCGAACCCGAAAGATTATCATTGAGTCCAAAACCGACATGAAAAAGCGGATAGGAAAGTCTCCCGACTTATTTGACTCGTTTGCTGTAGGATTATTTGTGGCCCGCAAAGTATTTGGAGCTATGGCGGGATCAGAAGCAATAGAAGAGAAGAAACGGCTCAACAAAGAAACGTTCAAGAAGCTTAAACAAGCCTTGACTATAAGGAAGAATTGGTAGATTCTATTTGCCATTTATGGCTCAACTACCGATTGCCGAAGCTGATATCTGCATATTTCAGGGGGCAACCTTCAATCAAACTTTGTTTTATGAGACGGGCGAACCATCGGCTCCCGTTAATCTTGCGGGCTATACGGCCAAGATGCACATTCGGTCAAAGCCCGAATCCAAAGCACTAATTCTTGAATTGTCCACAACCAATGGTAGAATTGTCTTGAATGAAGCTACAGGATCTATTAGGCTTTTTATTTCGGCGTCTGACACGGCATCGCTCTCGGTCTGTGATAAAGCCGTATATGACCTTGAGCTTTACAACGGGGCCGTCACAACCCGAATTCTGCAAGGCAATGTTATTATTTCACCAGAGGTTACCCGATGAGTAAGATCTGTATCCCCATTCCTTCTTCAAGTGTTATCGGTGTATCCTCAACCCCGATCTCCACACCAAGTGTCAATATCCTTCGTGTTGAACCATCCATCACAGGATTAGATGGAGGTGGATCAACCAATCTAGATGGTCTAAATACCGTGAGCGGAACATATGCGGTTGGTATTGTCATCTTTCTGATCATTGATGGAATCCCCGCCATCTATCAACTAACCAATGGCACCGATGCCCAAAATCTTCCTTTTGTAGTCCGACCCATCGACTATGATAGCCAAACAGGAACTAAAAGGGTCTGGAAGCGACTAATGTAAAATGAAATATATCCTCTCACTTATTATCGGAGGAGCCTTGGTTGTTTCGGGCTTCGGGCAAACTCGCAATGTTCTTGTTGGAACCAACAATACTGTTGTTCAGCCAACCAATTTTTGGAGCGCCGATGCCTCCAATGCTCGCGCTGGATTAGGATTAGGAACCGCCGCCACCAACGCAGCAACCGCATTTCAACCAGCTTCAACTGCGCTTTCCAATCTTTCTACTGGATCTTTTATAATTGCCCTCACTAATGGCGGCACAGGAGCCACCAACACCGCAACAGCAAGAACCAATCTTGGATTGGGCTGGCCTGCACTTACCAATACAGATGCCACAAATTTCCGAAGTGCGATTGGGTTGGGAACCAATGCCCAGCCTGTTTTTGACGGCCTCACGATTCTTGCAGACTTGTTTGCTGGCAGTTTGGAAGTTGCCGCTGGCTCAAACGGCACCACTGTTACTTCTGAAGGAATTGAATTTACTGGAATTTCCGCCGCCACCAGCCGCACCAACCTTGGCCTCGGTGCGACTTGGCTAACCAACACCAACGCCACAAACTTCCGTAATGCCATTGGACTTGGAGCCACATGGCTCACTAATACTAACGTCACTAATTTTAGAACGGCGATTGGATTGGGGGTGACAAATGACGTAGTGTTCAATCAGCTTGTTGGCGCAGATGTTGGTGCTGATAATTTGACAGTTGAAGGAGCAATTTATTTTACAGAAACCCTCACCAACTTGGCGGTCACCCGCACCAACCTCGGCCTTCCTTGGAGCGGGCTAACCAGCACCAATTCAGCAACATTCCAAGCGGCACTTTTTGGATCTAATACCAATCCAGTATTGGTTAATACAAGTGGAAATGTGGTAAGCCCGACTAACTTCTGGCAAGCGGCTCCGATATCCACAACAGTTCAATACCAGACCAATATTACTGGAACATCCACAAATCCCGCAACCAATAGCCGCAATCTTTTCTTATTCAGCCTTTCTCCTTCGGTATCTGGAATTACCAATACGGTTACATTACCCACGAACTCCGCAACCACATTTGAAGGAGATAGAGCTACTATTACCCATCTTGCCAATTCAACCAATGCAGTGACAGCAATTAGGCAGTTGGGTGCGGCAACCAACCTAATCACCCTCAACCAGCTTGATGAGACGGTTCTACTGATGTATCGAAGCGGAGCATGGATATTGGCCGACAACATCTCCTACATTGAGCCTATCTTCTTTTCGGGCACCAATGCAGCAGCCAATGCAGCGGCAAGCAGAACGAATTTGGGTTTAGGTTCCGCAAATAGTGTGGAATTTGCACAAGTTGTTGTTATAGACAATGATCTTACTACCGCGTTATACGGTGAAGGTGGTATTATATTTGAAGCAGATGGCACAAATTATTCTTCTATTTTTACTTTTGGAGGAGATGAGTCGGCAAGTTTGCAAGCGCGAGCCCGCACCAACCTCGGCCTTCCTCTCCCAGCCCTCACCAACACCAACGTCACGAATTTCCGCACGGCGATTGGGCTGGGAACAACAAATACTGCTATTTTTAATATAGTGGAAGCGGGCGGAGAAATCACTATAGATCAAACTGGAGTGAGTGGATATGGTAAATATCTTAATTTTCAAGAATCTAAATTTTATGCTGGTGGTAATAATTGGAATTATGAGGGGAGCGGAATAAGCAACGCTGGAATAATCAGTTTTTTAAATACTACCAACGCCGCAACAACCCGCACCAACCTGAACCTCGGAGCCACTAACAACGTCTCCTTCTCCAATGTCACGGCATCTGGAACTCTGACAGCTACTGGCACTGTGACGGCAACCACCAATCTTGTGGTTAATGGGTTTGTAGACTTCTCCACCAACCACACCAACTCAAACCCCGCAACCAGCAACCAGATCAATGACTTCATTGAAATTCGTGTTGGAACCAATCAATTCTGGCTACCAGTTTATAAATGACCAACTACTGGAGACTTGAGAGAGATATTGAAATCGTCCAAGGAAAGACATGGACGGCGAAGTTTCGTTATCTGACCAAGTCTTGTAAGGGGAAGTCTAATGTCCCAGTCAATCTTTCGGGCTACGGGGCCAATATGGTTATTCGGGAGTGCGCCAAGGATAGTGCCACCCTGCTCACATTGACCGCAGGAAACGGTATTACGTTAGGATCGGACGGAACTATCGAAATAGTAATGACGGCCACTCAGGCGTCAAATTTGACGGCGGGAGACAATGTTTACGAAATTGAACTAAGTCTTGGCTATACCTATATCGCATTTGCCACAGGTAAGGCCAAGGTCTACGAGGAGATTGCCCGATGAGCCAAGAGGTCATTGAGATTACAGAGAGGGAGATTGAGATCATTGAGGTAGTGGAGAAGGGGCCAGCGGGCCCAACTGGCCCGCAAGCCAACATCAACTACACGGTAGTCTCTAGTCCGCAAACGCTTTCTAACTCGCAGAATATCGCAGCCGATACTTCGGGAGGAGCTTTCACACTTACCTTGCCCGCAAACCCGAATGCTGGTGATTCCATTGATATCTTCGACTACTCGGAGACCTTCGACACCAATCCTCTGACCATCTCCCGAAACGGACAAAGAATCGAAAGTCTGGAAGAAAATCTTATCTGTAACGTCGAGGGAGCCTACTTCACGATGATCTATACGGGGGCAACCCGTGGATGGCAGATCCTTCCTCGCTATGGAACCTCTGGAGGCGGAGGAGAGTCCATCCTTACCAACCAAGGCGATACCCTTTATCGCGGCCCTCTGGTCAACGAGAGACTTCCTATCGGCACGGCGGGCCAAGTCCTAAAGGTAAATAGCGGAGCCACGGCACCTGAATGGGGAACTATCTCTACGGCACCCAGCGGCCCCGCAGGCGGAGATCTTACAGGAACCTATCCCAATCCAACCTTAACCACTTCAGGAGTAACTGCTGGCACCTACACCAAGGTAACAGTCGATACCAAAGGG